CGAATTGATTAAACTCGCGTCCATCGCCATCGGCTTGCGGCGCACGATGCAGCATGGCCTTTACTTCCGCAATCTCTTTTCCAAATTCTTCCCGCAATTGCGTAATCGCGCCAGTGATTTCGTCATTGTCATCTCCAGATGCAGCTTCTTCAATTGCCTTGATGCGATTCTCGATAATCGTAAATTGCGCAGCAATCTGATCTGACAATCCGGCTGATGTGATGCGTTCAACCGCAAAGTCGCATGCCCGTCCAATCTCGCCAGCGGCATACAGGGCAATCTGGTTGGCCACGTTTACGATGAGGTCGGCGCGAAGGTCTTCCCCCGCCTCGCTCATTTTTTCGTGTAGCTCAACCTCGGAACTTTCGTCCTTAAGGCCGAACACTCGTTTGGCTTCTGTCAAAATTTTATTTACAATTTCTGTTCTCATTTTAGGTATATTTTTTTAGTCGTTTGATTGCAAGTGATTCCGGCCCAATGATGTCCGCAAGGCCTCGCCGTTTGGCCTCTTCAGCTCCGAACATGCCTCCGCGTAGCGTAACCTTCCTATCCTTGATGTCTCGGAACTGTTCAACCATTCCGTGAAATGCCTCCACTGTATCGTTGAGCATTAATTTTATTCCCGTGCTGTCACCAGTTTCAATGTACTCCCGGAATGCGCCGTTCTTGTCACCGCTGAGGTCGCTGTAAATGTCCTCGAATCGCTCCTTGTAGGCCGCAATGAACTTGCGATCAAGGCTTACCAGTGCACCAATGCTTCCAAGTTTCGACAGTGGACCACTCGCAACAATTTCTTTTGCGCCGGAGATAGCCAGGTATGCCGCGGATCCGGCAGAATGCACGAATGCAACAACGGGCTTGCCAAAATCACGCACAGCGTTGTACATGATCTGCCCTGCCATTGCTTCGCCACCTCCACTGTTAACCTCGATGATTGCGCCGCTTACATTGGGTGCGTCGCGGTAGAACAATAGGTTGTTCGCTAAGTCCTGCACTCCCATCGTGCATAACCCTCTGCGAACACTCATGTAATCGTTTAAATGAATTTTGACAAGTGAACCACTCGGAATACTTGACAACCTGTCGTCACGCATAGCGTATAGGTCGCCCGTTTCGTAAATTCGCGCACCCGCAGCGGTGATGTACTCCGTTGCACGTGGGCCTTCAAATGCCAATTGCCCCGTTTCCAGAGCATGGATAAACTGCGATAGATAACCTAACCCGATCCCAGGATCAATCGCTAACTCGCGGCCAACGAGTAGCGATAATGCCTTTTCCAAGGCCGCATCATGGTTGGCAGTCGCCATCCATGCAAAGTTCTTACATTTTTATATTTATAATATGTTGCCAGGTGAATGTGTATTTTATTTTAAAATTTTATTTTTTCGCGCCTCGTGATACCGCAAGTTCGGTATCGTGTGCTCGCGTAGCCCATATCGTGCCTTCATTATACCTGGTCCAACTCCATTTTTCCGGGCCTGCTTATCAAGTACCTTTAGCAATTGGTAGTCCGTAATCGGCTCAATGTATTCGTAGTCAGATGGGCACGGAGATGTAATTCCCAACCCTTTTAGAAAATCCGTTCTTATCTTATTCACCCAATCAGTTTTTGCGAAATCGCATAAACGAACATGTCGTACACCTCCCCCTGACGCCCAGCCTCGCCGCAACAATACCTGTAATCAGTTACTATATACCTGTCATGGATGTACACCAAATACCCGGTGTCCCTCCTCGCAACTGCCGCGCAAATTGCTGCGTGTTCCGCTTCTGGTATGTTTTCAAATCTCATTACAGTGGCGTTAGCATTATCCTTTTTTCCTGACTGCAATATCCGGATGATTGGCAAGTAGTCACAAGTATTACCTCCCGTGCTGATTGAATGTATGCCGTCGCAGAAGATGTCCGGCTAATTACCGCGCCGTTATCTGCCTTGCGCACACCGCCCCACAGCCATTGATACAAGGTCGTTCCCGGACATCCCGCATTGCTGCCAGTCAATGTAACCTTAGTCCCCGTGTCAGTAAGTCCCGAACTCAGTGTGTCAGTCGTAATTGCCGCAGTGTGCGGAACCATATTGTTGAAGTTGCTTGCGGAATCATCCAAGAAGTAATCAATTGGGGACACTTTAAATCTTACCTTGAACGATGTGCCGTAGGGGCTGTAATTGTGCAAAATCGGTTGGTCGGTTGCCTCCAACTGGAATTCCCTGCCACTCGCCGAAACGTTTCCCGTGCTTGTGGCTAATATATCCGTTCCCTTGTTGATTCCCAACCACGTATTTGTCGGGTTGTGGCGGGCAACAAAACCAACCGTGAGACTCTTGGTCGTCGAACCTGTTACTGAGACAATAATTATGAAATCTTGCTCTTCGGTGAATCCCAAATCACCCAACGCGGCAACAACTGCCCCCCTAACCGCAGCAGCAAGAACATCGTTGGCATCGCCGCTTGTGTATTCAACGTTGACATCCAGGGTGTGCTGTGCCCCAAGAACGAACCCCACCGATTCGCTCACCTGTATTGTGTCCACCGTTTCACCAATGTTCCAACTGTATATAAACTCCGTTCGGAAATTCCAACGATGCCAAATGACTGTACGTTCGTTAATCTCGGTCACACCTCCGTCGTTCTGCTCAATCCATGTACGAATTGACGGCGTGTGATGTATCGCGTTATTATCAATTGACACCAGCCATGTCGCTGATGATGGGATTACTGGGTTCTCCCATTTCTGCTCGTGCGTACACACAACGCTTGACGGCGATATTGCTGGCGTTGTTGACAGTGTGCATGCGCCGCAATCTGTCGTCACTACCGGCGAACAGTACGGTAAACATCCCTCTTGGCACCACACCAATACGCGCCGGAACTCCCAACATTTTTGCAGACTTAAATTCTCAAACCCATACAACACCCACTCCTGCCCTTTGTCCTTTTCTCGAAACTGGATGTTGTCAAATGCAATTTTCCCGTTGTACTCACCCGTGCGATAGGCAAAATACCCCTGCGGTGTCTTGCTAACGATTACACTCGGCGGGTATGCAAATACGTCAGGATCGGGGCACTCGCCGCCAACAGGTGCCACTGATGCCGTAGTAATGTCGCTCATGCGTTGTTCGCCTGAACTGTACGTTACAATGGCCTGAAAATATATATCCTTAACCGTTGACGCCAGCCAATTCAAATCAATGCCATCCTCATACAACTGCCAATTCACGCCATCCGTGCTCCACAATATGTCGGTATCGCTCACCGTTAGGTCGTGCGTGCCATTCTCGACCGCCGTCACCTTGTTGCCGACTTTCGTTACAGTTACGCTTGGGTCAAGTTGAACCTTTATTTTGTGCCTTAACGTAATAGGTGGACATCCGTTCGAAAATGTGATGATGACCATTACATCCGTGTTCTTTACCGGCCCGGTGACAACGTTGCCTCCGCTCCATCCGGATGCACCCTCTGCCTTGTAGTACCACGTTTCCGCAGAAATAGGGCTTTCAATTGTGCCGCCAAGGCTAAACGTGTACACCGTTCCCACTTTCGAGTACTTGATATACGGGTAATTCTTGCAGCTCAGCGGAACGTCAAACCCTATGCATTCATCAAGTACATGTCGGTCAGGCACAACCGTTAACTCAGTTACGCCAGTTGCGCAATCGTGGCTGTCAATCTTGATGATTCTACACATGATGTCGCCGTCATGTGCATTGTTACTTGATATTCGCGCCCTGTTTCGGAATAGTTCGGCGTAGTAATCCTCGTCATTCCACACACACTTCACCGCAAGTGTTGGATTGTCGCGGATGTATAGGTCGTACTTCTTGTGTATCAGTTCGTATAGGTCGTCGTCGTGGTAACCGTATGTTATTTTTCTGGCCGGAATGCTGAGTACATGATTCGGAAATGTACCGCTTGCTGATGTTGCGACGTTGCACTTCTGGTACACATGCGCAACCCATGAACGCTTGTGCGATGTGTTAAATAGGTAATACTGTATTGTCCTCAGCGATTTGTCGGGGCTTAGGTAATAAAGATTTTCAATTCCCGCAGCAATTAGAATGCGTGGTTCAATATCGTAGCTAATTTGGCCGTCCATGTTGTCAACCATCCACGGAGCTTCCAGTATAGCTCCATTGAGATCAACGCCGGTATCAGCACTGAACGACGCCTCGAAGTATGGGTTCTCGAATACTTCATTTTTTTCTTTATCTTTTCTGTCAAATCCTTTATCCACAAATCGACTGTATGGTTCATATTCGTACCATTTTAGCGACTTGATTTTTGCGTCGGTCGATTTCTTAAATGCATACAACCTGTTTTTCGCAACCCTATCCAGTTGCGTGTAGTGCTCCGTGTTATTAATCTGACGGGCTTTTACATCCTGCAATCCGGCAGTAAAATATCCGGTAATTGTATCGCCAAAAAAAGTGAGGTCGTAAGGCGTTAAAAAATACACCGTATTACTAACCCAATCCGTTAATACCATAAACTGGAACAGATGACACAGTCCTTTTACATATTCCATCACGCTATCATGACGAAGGTTCGGCCCAATTGATAACGTGTCCCCAGATTGTATTACTGTTTTTATTGGTCGGTTAAAAAACGTTGACCCGTTGTGAACATTCAATACCTTAACCTTTGGGCCAACACTCACGTATTCAACATACACCTTCTCTCCGGCCTTTACCAACAATCCCGTAATGATCCATTCCAGGGCCATGCCGTAATCCGTAACCGGGTCTTTCGTAAATCCGGTCTCCCAATAATTATCGGCCCACACCTTAGTCCCGTCAACGTACTCATGAACAAGTCTGAATCCTACGTTGCTCCCAGAGCCAAACGCCGATGCTTTGTCGATCAGGTAATCAACAGCCAATCTAACTTCAATGTCAAACACTCCTGACCTACTGAATACACCAGTTGCCGGATCATACACATTACCCGGGTCTTCAATCTCAATATTGAATTTTATTTTCGTCCACACGCCCGAAGTCCCTGGCAATTTGGTCGTTAGATAGTCCAGCCCAATGCCCTTGTGCTGAAATCGTGTGCTCCCTTCAGTTGTTGCCTTGAATTTTATTCTTGCTAAATCTTCCTCGGTGCTTCCGAAGTCCTTGGAGTTTATGTACGTTACTATCCTCCGGCCTGTGTCCGTCTCCAACAACGGCGAGCTAAACTTCCATCCAGCGTCGCAAAATGCAAGTTGACATACCTTTAGAGCATGTACCAATGGACGAAAATCGCCAACACCAGGTATTGACTTGCCATTGGCCTCACCCGTATATCGCCCGTAATACACATGCCCCATGTAATACCCGGGATCGCCATCCAGGTATTTTGCGTTGTTGAGCATGTTGGCTTCTAAGTTTGTTTCTAAATATGTAAACGTCCCCAATTCAAGGTCGTCAAGATATGTGTCCCGCAATGCTTCCGTCCAATGCGTTGTCGCGTTTAACAATTGCACTTCCAGCCTGTTTGCCTCACGGTCATATTCCATGACCCGAAGCGATGTCTGATTCAAATATGCGCTGCCATATCTCACATCCACATCGTGGTCGGGATATGTGTTGTCAATCAGCTCAACGTCAACACTAATGCCAAGTAGCGCAAGATTCTTGACCGTTGCGGGGATCGATGTGTCCCATGCGGCTTCAACCGTAATCTGATTGATGTCGGTGAGCTTCTGTATTTCTTTTGTCAGCCTCAGCGAAAATTCGCCGTCGGTATCAAGATATAGCAGATTGCCACTGCGCCAGTCCGCTGGAATGAATACGTTTGCCGGATTCGGATTGCGGTATATCAGTGCAACATCAATACTCATATATCCTGGCTTTGGACACCAACGCCCTCACTGATATACCCTGAGAATGCAACAACTGGTATTTTGTTGCGCTCGCTAATCCGAACGCTGCCACTGTCAAGGATGAACTTCTCCCATCTTAGGTTTGCACCATATCCGCGCTGCGCATGATGCCCGGCACTCGATGCGAAATTCTGCAACATCTTTTCCAATCCCGCCGCATCGATCACTTCAGTTTCGAATGCAATCTTCCGCGTTCCCACAGGCACCAATACCGTTCTTCCCCCACTCTTGTGCTGCAATTGCGTTAAGTCTATGCTAAGGTTGACCTCCGAGCCTGTTCGCTCAATGTCAACACTCACGGGCCTTCCCGTTGCCAGCATTGCGCGTCCCCCCATCGGCTCCAGATACAGAACGCCAAGGTAATCATCTTGCCTCGCACAGCAACAGTATTCAATCCTGTATTCCTTCCCCGCGTCAATTGTGCCGTCCCACACCCTCACCAACGCATGCGTTGGCATTGCTGTGATGCTGTATAGTGAGTAATCAAGGCACACATATTTCACAGTAGTAGCACCTGTTAGCGTAAACGTCTGCGTGCTTCCTAATTGCGTCGCACCATTGTAGTATTTAATCTCAATAGTGCCGGTCCCCAGGTACCACAGGTAATCCTTTGAACCATGCAGCAGCCGCCATCGGTCTGGTCGCTGATGTAATAGCAACCCCGTGCGCGGTGCGCTGAATCCGGATGACGTGCCCCATAGTGCGTGTGTATCGGTGTTCGCGCCGGCGTTGATAAGGTAAAATGTATTTGAATCCGATGTTATCGTCTTAACTGTTGCGCATGTCGTGCTGTTATAGCTAACCTCGCCGTACTTCATTTTAACACCCTTGATGATGTTCGCGTCCGTTTGCGCCGCCGACGATTCGACGGGAAATGACGTGTACACCAATCTCCGCGAAATTGCGCGGAAGTTTACATGAAAGTCAGTGCCGATTGCATAGGGCTTGTACTTTTTATCTTCCTGCAATCGCGTGCCCGCTGCATCTGCAAGATAGTAGCCAAAGTCCAACCGTGTCGGCGGTGTCCCAAGATCACTCATCTGAACAACGAAGGGTACATCCCAGTGTGCTGGACTATATTTTTTCGGCTGACTTATTAAACTAATCGCCATGCTGAATTACTTTATGTACTTTTATATCCGACCTAACCGCGCGGATGGCCTCGCCTACATTCTCGGCACGTACTTTTACCTTAAACTCCTTGCCGTACAACTCATAAACAACCGTGAACATTGTACTCATACTGTCATGCGTTTAATCGTTCGCTCATTGCGCAATGCCTCGCGTGTCGCGTCGCGTAATCCGCGCGATGTTCCTTCGTTGCTCCCCCGCTCAGTTGCCCTGCCAACCTTCTCTGCGACAACCTCTGCAAGGCGGTCTATCTGCTCATCTGTTATCTCAACAGATGTTCCGCGATTGCCTCCCAATGGAACATATACAGGGTACACCGGCTCTATTGTCCGGAATGTTGGAACAATCATTCGCGCAATCGTCTGCCTGCGGCGCATTACGATCTGGTGTGCCAGCTCATCCTCCAATTGTGATGGTTGTCCAGCGTTCGTCCTCATGCGGTCGTCGTTAAGAAGGTCAAATACCCACGGATGCCGTCGCGTCTGCCGTCGCGGTGAAATGTATTCATCCTCATGCACAATTGCATCGCCAACGGGCCGCTCACCTGTTACATCCGGAGGCGCTAAACTTGCCCCCGTGAATCCTCCCCGCCCCCCTCGGTTAAGATAAACGCCACTTGCGAATGACTGTCTTCTCATTTTCGCAATCTCAATCGCAGTTTTAAGCCCAATAAAAATAGCTGCTATGGTTCCCGCTATCGGACCAAGGTCTGCATACGCCTTCACAACCGCTAAACTCTGCTCCAACAACGCCCTGTTAATCGCAGCCTTCTTGCGCTTCTCGCTCTGCTGCTTGTCCAGCTCATCCATCTTCTGCGCCTTCTCCCTCTCAATGCGCTTCTGATCTTCCGCGCTCCCCTCAGCCGATTCAAGGCGCGTATCATATAGTTTCTCAATCCGGTCGCGCTCACGCTCATACGTCTGCTCACTTGTCGCATCATCAATATCAGCTATTGCCGCCGTAATTTCACCAACAAGTTCAAGTGCATTTCCCTTTAGCTGCCTTCCGAACTCTTCCCACAGTTTGGTAAATACTGATTTCTGCTTCTCTGCCTCTGCTTTAGTAATTGCTGTTTGCGACTGCATATTGGCGCGGTGAGCCTCAGTTGCCTGTTCTTGAATCTGCGCAATGTCATTGTACAGGTTTTCTTCAATCCCAAGTTTATCGGCGGCATATTGCGCATCAATCGCGCGCATTTCCTCCGCCGCCTTCGCAATCCGCGCAACCGCAGCCTCGTCTGCTTCTGCCTTCGTTGAGTATTTTCCGGTCGCAAGGTCGTCTCCGATTTTTGATAATTCAAGTGCAAGTTCATCCTTAACGGCCTGCTTCTTGCCTTCTGTTACTCTGTCGAGTAACTTCAATTCAGCATCGGCCATGCGTTGCCTCTGTGCAATGTACTCCTTGGCATAGCCAGAATACAGATTGTCCAGCTCTGCCAACCGTGACGCCTCAATACTTTCGCTCTCCGAGCTAAACTCTTCCTGATCAAGAAGGCCGTCATCAAGTTTGCGCTGCAACTCATCCTGATTACTCCTGAACGTGATCTCAATTTGCCGTTCCGCCTTGGCCAAATCAAACGCCCCGCTCTTAATTCGGAAGTCTATCTCGGTGCTGCTGATCTCTCGCGCAATCTTCAACACTTCATCGCGTGTCTCTTCCAGCTTCTTGCGCGATTCACGAAATGCCGACTCCCGCTCATCATTAATGCGATCCTCGGCACTCTTAGCTCCCTTCTTAACTGCATCAATAAGGTCTTCCCGTACTTTAATTTCAAGTAAATCAATATCGGATTTTACGGGATTCAACTTCAGGCTGTCCAACTCGCGCTGAATTTCGCCAACCTCTTGCTCTGTGTTCGCGCGCACCTCCGCAATGCGCCGATCAAATTCATTTCCTATACTCTCAATTCGCAATCCCTCAATGCGCTTCTTCAGTTCAGCAATCTGCTCATATTGCTTTTTGATTTTTTCGGCAGCCTTCGCCTCATTCTCCACCAGTCCAACCCCATCTCCGGCACCAGTATTCAGTTCTCCCTGAGCAGCCGCTGACTTTGTTATACTTTTTTCAAATAGGCCCTGAAGCCTGATCGTCTCGGCATACGCCGCATCCAACTCCTTCCTCGTAGCGTCCACAGCAGTGTTACTCAATAGCCGCGACGCACTCGCAGCTATCTCTGACAACTGATCCCGCGCCTTGTCGCTAATCTTGTTGTCGTCCATTACCGACGCTATCGATTGAATCAATCCAGTCAAATTGCTGCGCAACTCACCGTAATTTATTGCGTCAAACTCAGCACTAAAATCTACTGCAAGATTTTTGGCAACTTGATTAAACACCTCGCCGCGCTTCTTCATAATCTCATTAAGTTCGCGCAACTGCGTGTCAATGTTTTTCTTCTTGGTCTCAATCAACTCTTCCCGACTCGCCCCGAGGCTTAGCAACGTTTTTTCCAGCCCGCCGATGCCCTGCCCTAATTCGAGTTCAGCCTTCTTTATTTCCAGATTTATTCGCCGCGTTTCAAGTTCTTCCTCTGTCTTGATCTTAATTCGCTCGAACACCTCCTTGCGCAATACCTTTGTCAGCTTCTCCTGAAGTTCAATTAATTCCAGGGTGCTTGCTCCTTCCAATTGATACTTCGTGATGAGGCCTGGATATTTTTCCAGCAATAACTGTATCGCCTTATTCTTCGCAACGCGCGATGCCGTCTCATCTGCAATGATCTTAATTGATGATTTCAACGCCGCCTCTTCCTTCGCAATGGTTCGCACTGCTGTGTCTATGTTCGACGCCATGATGATATGCGCCTGGCCCAGGTCAAATACATTCTTCTGCGCGCTCTTGAACTCCGTTCGTAAGTAAGATAAACTTGCGCTTGACCCTATATTGATGCGTTGGAAGAAGTTCGCCAGGCCGCCAATTGCATTGCCCAGAGTCTCGATTAATCCGGTAAACACCTTGCCCAACGCCTCGACAAAATATATCACACCCTTGTTTGTCGCCAGGTCTTGCAGCTTCTTTGAAATCTTGTCAAACGTTCCCGCAAGATTCTCGTTCTTGACCTTAAACTCATTGAAGATCGAACTTGTTTCCCGAATTGCCTTGCTTGACAATTCAAGATTCTTCTGATACAATCCACTGTTCTTGCTTAGTTGCAGGAACACACCCGACACACCTTCGCCTGTCTGTTTTAATTCCTTCAAAATTTCCAGAGCGCGGGTGCTGTCTCCGCCGCTCTGCTCCAACACCTTACGCAATACCAGGTCAAATGCAGCAATTGGGTCAGTGTTAAACGTCTCCTTTAATTCCTTTTGATTGATCTTAAGCGTTTCTGAAAATAGCTTCGTGTTAGCCCCAATGTCCTTGATCAGATTGTTTACCGCTGTTGCACCCTGCTCAGGTAACAACGCCAACTCATCGAATGTCGCTGCCAACGCCAACACCTGATCCGCTGACACACCCAATGGGGCCAGTGAGCGGCCAATCCGGGCCGAAAAATCAATGATCTTATCCGAGCTCGCGGCACTCGACGCGCTCAATACGTTTAGTGCATTACCAATGTACAGCATGCGCTCACTCATCTCTACTCCGTTCGTCGTCGCCCCGAAGAGTACGTTTGACAATTTCGAAACCCGTCCCGCGATCTCCTCAACGCCTCCCGACAACTCATCGCCAAGTGCAACGTTTAGTACGTCAATACTCTTGGTAAATGCTGCAATACCCTCCTTGCCACTTACACCCAACTGCCCTGCAATCGCTGCAATTTTCAAAAGGTCGGTCGTCGCTGTGCGCGTATCGAATGTCTTGAACTCTGCCGCTAAGTCGGCAACCTCATCCTTTGTTAATCCAGTTGTCTTCTGAACGTCCGCCTGCGTGTCTGCAAACTCCCTGTTCACAGCTATCGCATGGCGCGCTCCCTGCACCAACGATGCCGTTAGTGCAACTAATCCCCCGCCAATCAAGCCACCAGTGATGATGTCACTTACGCGCGACAACTTGCCGCCAAGGTTAGTCCACGTATTGCCGTATGACTCCAGCGCGCTGCGCGTACTCGTTAGCTCGCGCGTCTTGTCCTCCATCTTCTCCAATACCGCGGCCCTTTTTCCGGCATTTGCAACCTCCGTTCCCAGTTCCTTGAATTCCTGCGCCAGCTTGCCAATCTCGTCGCGCAGGGCCTTCTCCTTCGCCACAAGATCTCCGCGAAATATATCAATCAATTCCTTCTCAGCTAATATACCCTCACGCTGCAACTCTTCCAACTTCGGCAATAATCCCGTAATTGCACTCTGGTAGTTACCTACATTGCGCCGGAAGTTACCCACCGCCGCTTCTCTGCTCTTTACTTCCTCGGTAATTGAGGCAAGCCGCGTTTGCAATTCCTGCCCGCGCCCCGCTTCCAGTTCGGCCTTGCTTAATTCACGATATTGCTTCGTTAATTTGCTTATCTCAATTTCCAACGCAACAATGCTGTCATCTGGTATTGAATTGCGCTGATTGACAAATGCCTTTGTCGCCAATGTTATTTCCCGGTTCAATTGCGTCTGCTGCTGCTGCAATTGCTTTTCCTGCGCAATCAGCGGTTCAAGTAGTGACGCCTTCGCGTTGTCGGTAAGTGTCTTGTCCGTTTTTATCGACAACTTTTCACCACGCAACTTGTCCAACTTAATCTGAACCTGCGCAAGTGAGTTCGCCAATTCCAACGCCTCCTTGGTTCCAATATTTGTCAGGGCTGGCTTAAGTTTTGCAATTGACGCCGCCGCATCCTTCGCGTTGCCGTCCATCTTGGTCAACGCGCCATTGACCTTGTCAACCTCCCCTGCACTTAGGTCGGGACTTTTGACTTTGTCTATCTGCTTCTGTGCAGCCGCAAGTTCAATTCCAAGTTCCTTTAATTGCACGCGCAATTCCTTGATTGTTGACTGAATCTCCGGACTGAACTTTGTTTTTCCAACCTTCTCAAGCACCTTGACCAGCGATTGCAATTCCTTTGTGTCAAATTGCGTGCTTAGCTTAATTGGTGACGACTGTATTGCCTTAATCTGCTTCTTAACGTCGCTCATGGCCTTCTCAATCCGCGCCAATTCGCTAAGCGTCTTGTCCGACCCAACCACAGACAATCTAAATCCCAAACTGCGCGTCGCCGTCATTTCTTTAATCCTTTTTCAAATTCATCCATAATCGCGTTGGCCCTCTCGTCAACAACCTTCAACACATCATCTCCAATCGCTTCAATATCTTTGCTTGCTTTCGTGCTTTCGCCGATAAACTTTAGCCTCCTGCCATTGCCGCTATATGTGTAACTGTTACGTGTTGGCATGCCTTCTCGCTTATGTGTTTTCGCCGTTGCAAATGCCGCACCCGTTGCTTCTTTATCTGTCTTTCCCTTGCTCAGGAAATATGACTTTAACCCCTCAATGTATAGGCTTTTCTTTTTTCCCGTGCTTTTTCCACCATACGGGATCCGCGACCTGCGTACCCCGTATTCAACATACGCATGATAATCATTCATCGCGATTTCAATCGCAACCTCTTCGGAATTCTGAGTCGTTGTTGCCCGTACACTCTTATCTAACTTACCAGTGTTTACGTGCCCCTGCTGACGCAACTCATCGCGGATGTTCGCAACAATTGCGCTGCTCCTGCGCTTCATTATCGATTGTATTCTATCCTTTATCGTCATTCAATTCAATTGTGGACACCATGCCGGTGTTAACATTCGCGCAACCAACTCAACAGATTGCAGCGGCACACCATCCAATAACAGGCAATGAAACTCAAATGTTATTCCCGGCATCTGCTGAACATGATGCATCCACTCATAATTCCGTTGCCTAATCCTTGCCATACACTAAACTGCTCCCCGCATATCCAAATAACCACGACACAGCCTCACATACCTGTTCACTAAATGTTATATCACAAGCAACACCAGCATATTGCTCCCCCGCTGATGGCGGCACAATGTTCAGCTCAGCCGCCAGATTGAGACTTCCTAACATTGTTTTTACCCATTCCGTCAGCCCTGGCTCTGGCTGCACGTAACCCGTGATCAATGAATTGGCAATCTTATAATCCAACAATCCCGTGTGATAATATCCGCTCGTAGTCGTCGCATCAAGGTTCGTGATCGTGCAGTATGCAATCTTGCCAAAATATGTCAACACCTTGCGCATAATTTGACGACAATCATCGTACACTTCCGCCAACTCCCGGTCCTCTGGCCCCGCCGTCCGGTCGCGACTGTCAACGTAGTTGTCAAGTACCAGTAATGTAATCCGATGCTCTATCGTCTGCGGTCTGTTGCTATCCTTGAAGATATTGCTAAACGTACCGCCATTTTCCTGTACCAGGAACAGCGGCGCAGAAACCTCGAATACTGAAGTCTTTTGACGATCATACCTTTTCGAAAATATAAACTCCGCCTTCTGCGCCCGGATGTCGTGACCCAATTGCGGGTGATTCAGATCGCTGCGCCCATCAATCCACGCAAATGTATTTAGCGCAATGGCTCCGCTGTCCGGAAAATACATCACCGCCTCCCTCATGTGTTGAAAGAAGCGGTGTAATGTATATGGGTTCTGGGATGGCTTCATACAGCATTTTTTTATTCTCTCTTCAGCGCGTGAGTAGCCCACACAATCCATTGTTGCGGGAACTTCTCACCTGTAATTGTTATGTAATGCAACACTCTTGCCACCTTCGTTGCCTCATCAATTGCGTAAACAATACCGCATACATCCGTACGCGGCTGACAGGTTGAACATTGCGAATACATCGCAACGCCAACAATTGTATCAAGGCGTGCCGATGCCGTGTCCTGCGCTGATATTCCCGCGCAAATCATTAATCCAAGTCCAAATGCAATTACATATTTCATTTTGTGCTGGTTTTGTACAATTCCGGAAATGCGCTTCTGTGCGTCCCTAAATACATTGGCAAGTCCTTGTCAATGTAATTCAATAACCCAGGCATCCCCCGCTCTAAAAATATTTTGCGAATTATCTTCTCCTGGTTCAATAGCTCATGTGTGAATACTTCGTATTCCTGCCACCCAATTACCGGATGATTGCCGTAATGTGTTACTCCTTTTGCTATCAATTGAAACCCTGGAACCTTCACCGTCTTAGACACATACACCGGCACAGGTAATTGCGCTGCCAGCCTGTTTAGCTCAGCCTTTTGCACACGGTATTCCTTCACCGTGTACTTATCCTTCCAGCCCTGTCTGCCTTTCGTCGTCATCTTCGAAAAATACTGGCTCTGAATTGATTACCTGTTCCGACAATCCTTCAATACCAACATCACCGCTGGTCAGGTTGGTAACTATCTTTTTTCGATCATCCCCTTGCATTATGTGTGCTTATTAAGTTGACTACCGTTGTGAACGGTGCGCGCATGATGCTCTCAATCTTGCTCCTGCCCTCAGCCTGAAATGGATTCAACTCCAACAACTGCGCCGTCACCGTTTTCATCCCAACTTTTTGATAGATCTTCTTGCCCTTCGCACGGGCCTTGTTCATCGCGTCGCGCTCTTCCGCGTTCGAAGCCTCAAATGTGCTTTCAAAAAAATACGTATTCTCCGGATTGCTTCTCAGCTCGGCAATGTAATCGCTAAACCATCTCAATAGCCAATACGATGTCTGCCAATCTATGTCCTCGAACCATTTAATATGCTGCGCCATCCATGTCGGGAACTCGTCGTCGTCTAACGGGATCTCATCACTGTGCAGCAGCAACACAATCTCGCTTAATGTCTTGGTGAACAATGTGTCGCTGTGCGCTGCCCCAGCCCTCATGTCCGGGTTGTTGCTTAACCAGGTGTCATATATGTTGTTCACCTGGATAGCTTCAATGGCTTGCTTGTAGGTTAAACTCTTATGTATCGCCCTGCCTGACGGCAACACCTCAACCTTGGGTAACTCATACTCCCTGCCCTTCCATGTAATTGATTTAGGCATTGGCGATTCTTCCGCTTGCGCAACAACTCGCGCCATGTGGCCCCATATTGCCAACATCGCGTCCTTGAACTGACCAACCTTCACGCCCTTCATGTTACCGTGGGTAGCACTCAGGTATTCAACAAATTCCGCCTCGCTCATTCGCGTTATGTTGCCACACTTCAGGTTCATGATTTCGGAAAACTCAATGTCAAATATCCTCCCGATTGCCCGCCCCAACGCAACAATGTATTCCACCCGACCTTTTGCTGGGTTGTCCTCCTGGCGTTTCAGAACTTCAATTAATTCCATTTGACCAAAATCAAACTCCTGCTTCTGGCTTAATAGTAATTCATCTGGCCTGTCCGGCAGTGTTAGTGTGAGGTAGGCCCCATCGCTGCGATCTAACCTGACGGTTGTCACACCAGCCCCTCAATGACATTCTTCGCGGCCTCGTATAACTCGGCATGTGTCGTCGCGTCAGTTGTTATGCCCAGCGCGCGCAATTTATTCGCAAATGCTTTGGGGTTCTTCCACTTCCGGCGCGCAGCGTCAAGGCCATCGGTAACAATATCCAGTATTTCGGCCTCATTCGTTGCTTTTTTTGCCTCAACAACTTCAGGTTCAGTCGCAACAACCTCCGCCTGTGCTTCCGTCTCCGTTTTTTTTTGAAAATCATCGTCCCCAAACTTCACTTCGGTCATCGCCACGCTGGGTCGTCGCGCCCCCTTGATGATTGCATACGCCTTCTCCAACTCGTTGCTCCGACGCTTGCGCTGCCGCGCACTGTACAGTTCGTGGATAATGTCGCGGGTGTCCGCGTTGAGTTCAATGCCCTCGGTAATTAGTTCGTCTATTGCGGCAAGTGCCGCTTCGACCGTCTTGGCTTTTGCCATTTTGTTACGGTTTTTGGTAAAAAAATTGGCGCATCTCTTTGGGAGGATTGCGCCACAATTCGTTTGATGCCCCAAATATATTATTTATTTTTATATGTGTATCACTTTCCCTAAATTATTTTTTCCCTTTTTCACTCCACCCAAAACTTGCGCGTCGTTGTCCTCACCCTCCGATGGTTAACACCCTTGTGTAGTATTGCCCACCGATTCCAGTACGTCATCGCGTCCATTATGTGGTTGTCCCGGTCCACAGGCTGGTTCTTGTCATAGATTCCGGAACGTGTCTTATATACATAACACCCAAGTTCCATGATTGCGTTCTTGCTGCCCTGAACAACATCAATTCCCAATTGGTTATTTAATTCAATTCCCTGCTTCACCGATCCCGGCGGCTTATCAGCGGGAACAATGTTCCACCCACGCCTTGCCAACCAATCAATTGCGTCCTGGTTCGCACTGTCAGCAACGATTGCATCGCCCTTCGTGATGCCGAGCTTTGGCATCAATTCATCAAGGCTGTATGCGTTTAATCCGGTCTCGTATAATAGCTCCTGAACGACAGTCCTGCCGCCACTCCGACGGTTGCCAATGCGAATTAACGCTAATGGATCCCTCGCAAATCCCCAGTCAATCGCATATCCGTAATTACTTAACTCCCGCATATCCGGGAACCGGTCAATCACCTTGTAATCGGGATATACCAATCCCTCTACCTGACCCGTCTTTCCCAAGCCATATACCCGCCACTTATTCTCCCAATACGCTGATCCTGTCTGCCTCCACTTGTGCCAATAACCCTTAATCTGCTGGCGTGTCTTCTCTGGACAAAATTCATTATCCAGAAATGTTGAGACGAACCCCACGGCTCGCGGATCAGGCAGCACCTCCGTGTGCGCCCAGAATTTTGCCGTCGGATTGAAATCAATGTACGCTCTGCGCGTCGTGCGCTGCTCAACTTCAAAATATATCTCGTAAGGGATTCCGTTTGCCTCATTGAAGAAAGAGTATTGTCGCTTCCCAGACTTCGCGTCCTGGGCACTTTCGAAACTTACAAACTCCAGGATGCTTCCGTTTATAAACTCATACGGGCCTTCCTTCGCCTTCGGATTGGTTAACATCGCCCGGAATACAGGGTTGCCGCTTATTAGCATACGGAAATCGCGCAACGCCCCTCGTCGCAAATTGGGTAGGTCTTGCCCAACTACGGTGATCACACTACCTCCCTCCCATGTCGCCAGGCTGCCTAACTCTTGCAATATACTTATCGTCTTGCTCGATGACGTGCCCCCTTGCGCAACAATTACTTCGTAATCCCGTAACTGCCTCAGTTGATGGAGTACGCTTGTCGTCGTCTCCCATATTGCAATTTTTGAATTGTCCGTGGCACTCACTCAATCGGCCTGATCTTTAAATTCGGCGGCGGCGGTTGCTTCGTAAACTCAATCACATTGCCCGACTTAATCCAGTCCAACCATTCACTCTTGACGTTCACGTTCTGGTTAGTTGCAGCGTTGTCGCCACACATCTTGTTGTCCGTCTCGATTGCCTTAACCCGCTCCGCCGGATTGGGCTTGCGCGTTATTGTCTCCGGGCCATGTTTCGTCATAACCTGCTCAATAAAGTCGATCTCCCCCCGCGCAATCTGCGCAAGAATCGAACGCTTCTCGGCAACCGTTAACAGCACCGCCATGTCACGCTCTTCCATTTCCGCCCTTAACCGCGTGTCGGACCTCTCTTGAATTGTTCGGTAACGTTCCTGAATGTAGGCCTTAACTTCCTCGTTCTTCGCTAAGATGCACCCGTTCTTGCGCGCAGTTGCAGGAAGCCTACCCGGGTACGCAACCCTGTACGCCTGTGTGGCGTTACCTCCATTCCTCAAATACTCATCGGCAAATGCCTTATATTTTGGCCGTAACATATTCCGGCAAATATACGGATTTTTTTAATGGGTTACTAATCAACGTTTTAATTTCAGGTTTGGTTCAAAATAAAAAAGGGGAGTGGAGGTTTCCCAAAACCCACTCCCCGAACAAGTAATCCAAAACTTAATCAAAATCAAATCATTTCTTTCTTATCGCCCTGTATGTATTGCCGTCATGCCAATCATTACAACCGCGCAAAATGCCCACCATAGCGCCCACCCCTCGCGGTTGTGGCTTTTCGCCCGGAGACCGAGTACTGTAAATATAACGGCCCATATCAACAATCCTACCATGCCCGATATATTCCGTTGCCTAATAAGCT